GTTATCGATAAGATGATTTATGGTATCGGTTCACTAGCGAAGTTTTTCGACAGTGTACTATCCCGTGGAATACAAGCTGAACAACAAGTTGTTGAAGATGAAGAAACTAAAGCAAATATTCTACAGGAGGGACTAGCATAATGGCATTAGATAACGCACTAGGAATGAATGACGAAGAATTCCTAAAACAAGATTTAAGTATGCTTGAAGAAGAACTAGATAAAGATCTAGAAATTCAAGCAACTAACCAGATTGATGAAGCAGACGGAGAGCAAACTCCTGAAGTAAAGTCGAATGAGGAAGCCAATCAAGAAATTGAAGCGTCCGAAAGTAACACCGATGAAGCTGAAGAAGATGATTCAGGTGACGAAGTAACCGACCCTTTTGAGGATACTCAGAAGAAGGACGAAACGCCAAATGATGATACAGATCCAGAGTCTCAGGATACAGATGTAACTACAAATACCAAAACGGCTGAAACGAATGAGGATACTCAAGAAACTGCCAGAGTAGATTTTGAGGGTGCATATAAACGGATTATGTCACCGTTTAAGGCTAGTAAGCGAATGATGCAAGTTGATAATATCGATGATGCTATTTCGTTAATGCAAAAGGGTGCTGACTACAATTCAAAGATGCAGGCTTTAAATCCTAATCTTAAGATTGTAAACATGTTAGAAAAGGAAGGGTTATTAGATCGTAATAAATTGAATAACCTAATTGACTTATCTAAAAAGAACCCTCAAGCAATTGCTAAACTTATTAAAGAAAGTGGCATTGATCCGTTAGATATAGATACTGATAAAGAAGTGGATTACAAACCTACTGACTACGAAGTATCTGATAAGGAATTTAAGTTAAATCAGGTGTTAGATGAGATTAAAGATTCGCCTTCCTTTAGTAAAACTATTAACGTTTTATCTAAAGAATGGGATGGTGAAAGTAAGAAATTAATATCAGATAACCCAGAGATAATTTCTATTATCAACGACCACATTACGAATGGGGTTTACGATAGAGTTCAGTCAATAATTGACTCTGAGCGAGCAGTAGGTAGATTAGATAATGTGCCTGATGTAGTAGCTTATAGACAAGTAGCTGAATATCTCCAGACTCAGGGCGAATTAGTTAATGAGGGACACGGTAATACACCTCCTAATGCATCTGTACCACAGACTAAAGCAAATGAAGTGGATACTGCAAGGCTTAAACAAAAACGTAAAGCAGCAGGATCTACAAAGAAGACTACTAGTAAGAAGACTTCATCTACTCCGAATTATTTGAAGATGACTGATGAAGAATTCATGAAATTAGAAGCTAGTGGTTAAATTTAATAAAGCTTTATAGGAGAATATCATGGCTTTAACATATGGAACACCTATTGGTCCTCAAGCGCGGACTGATTTTTATTACAAAAAAGCGCTAATCGCTTCACGCGATAAACAGTACTTCATGCCTTTGGCTGATGTACGTGCAATGCCTAAGCATCACGGTAAGACTATTAAACAAGACGTTTATCAGCCTTTACTAGATAACTTAAATATCAATGACCAGGGCTTAGATGCTTCAGGTGCTGTAATTGATAGTACTAAGTTCACTGGTTGGGATAAAGCAGGTGCTGTAGTTTCATCTACTTATGCATCACTAGCTTTAGCTCAAGCTCCAGCGGCTAATGTTTACGCTAAGCAAAACTCTGGTAACCTTTACGGTTCTTCTAAGGATATCGGTGTTATTGCTGACCGTCTTCCTGCATTGACTGAGAATGGTGGCCGTGTGAACCGTGTTGGTTTTACTCGTACTCAAATTACGGGTTCAATCATTAAGCAAGGTTTCTTCACTGAGTACACTCAAGAGTCTTTAGACTTTGACAGTGATTCAGAGTTGATGTCACACATCACTGAAGAAATGGTTGTCGGTGCAACTGAGTTAACTGAAGCTGCTTTACAAGTAGACTTACTTAACAATGCTGGTACTGTATATCATATGGGTGGTGTAGCTAAAGTAAATGTTAATACTACGGCTACTTACGATGACCTAATGACGTTATCTATTGCTTTAGATAATAACAAGACTCCTAAGCAGACCAAGATTATTGCTGGTTCGCGTATGACAGATACTAAGACTGTTAATGGTGGTCGTGTAATGTACATCGGTCCAGACTTAATCCCTATGGTTCGTAAGATGAAGGGTATTGATACTACTTCAGCTATAGGTTCAGGTTTTACTGGTGTAGAGAAGTATGCTGATGCAGCTAATGTGCTTAACGGTGAGATTGGTTCAATCGACCAGTTCCGTATCGTTGTAGTTCCTGAGATGTTATATGATGCAGGTGCTGGTGCAGCTGGTATCGATATTTACCCTATGCTTGTTGTAGGTGATGGTTCATTTACTACTATCGGTTTCCAAACTGATGGTAAGACTGTGAAATTCACTACTACTCACAAGAAGCCAGGTAAAGAGATTGCAGACCTTAACGATCCGTACGGTGAGAAAGGTTTCTACTCAATCAAATGGTACTATGGCTTTATGGCACTACGTGCTGAGCGTCTAGGTCTTATTTGGACTAAAGCGTAAAGCTTTAACTTTGGTAGCTCGTTAGCACGTAAGTGCGATGCGGGCTACCTCACTAATTCCCGGGAGGAATCTATGAACATTGAAACTATGACATCAAAAGAAATAAGCGATAAGCTAGCCGAACACGGTATAAAGATGCATTTTAATTCTAAAAGAACAAAATTAGTGGAGGCACTAAATAATATTAACGGTAATGAGGATACTAAAATGGAAGCAGTAGTAACAGAAACACCTGCTAATACGGGTGGTACAGTAATAACAGAAGATATGTTAGATGATTTTAAAATCAATGGAGTTGAACTAGAAGGCTTACGTGATAATGATGCTATGAAATTAATCAGAGTAATTGTTAGACCTAATGACCCACTTAAACTTGAATCTGGTGGTGAAATTTTCACATATGGCAGTAATGTAATTAATAATGGTAAAGCTGTTAAAAAGTATGTACCTTTTAATAATGAAGAGGGATGGCACATACCTAATATTATTTACCAAAATATTGTTGCAACTGAGTGTCAAATCTTTAAAAAGGTTACGCGTAATGGCCAAGACACTATGGAAGCTGTTAAGATTAAATCTTATAATGTAGAGGTATTACCTGCGTTAACTCAAGATGAAATTGATAAGATTGCAGTTCGTCAGAAATCAACAAGTTCAGTAGGATAATATAATGGCAGTAGCTAATACAGACTTAACCCAAGGCAGTGCCTTAACAACCAGTACAGATGGTAAGTACACAGTTACAGGTACAGGTATCTTTGATGATTTAATGGAGGCTGTGAATACACATCTATCAGCACAATTTAACCTGGGTAGGATAACGGGTACAGATTATGCTACTGTATATTTAGGAGCTATGCAGAGTGCTTTGCAAAACTCTGCTTCATTTACATTAGGTAAAGAGAAGACTAATACAGAAGCTGCTTTGATCGGACAAAAAGAGATTACTGAGTACGCTCAAACACAACAAACTACTAAAGTGGCACCTAATGCTAATTCTATTTTAGGTAAACAAGCTGAGTTATATGAAGAACAAGCTAAAGGCTTTAAGTGGAATGCTGACCAGAAGTACTTAGATACACTCTTACGTGCTTGGGGTATGAATGTGAATACAGCAGGTGTACCATCTACTGCAGTTACTTCATTCGGTGCTACTGGTGCTCTTAATATTAACACGGTAATCTCAGACGGTAAACCTGTTCCATAATTGATTATCTAACCGAAAAACTACTATGAGCTTTGTTGCTGATATAATTGAAGCTATTGTTGACCTCGTTGTAGAGGTTGTAACAGCAATTATAGAACTTGTAGTAGATATTGTTGAGGCTGTAATAGAAGCTGTTGCTTCATTACTAGGTTTTAACGCAGATGACCAAGTAGTAGAGTACTTTGAAGTATACAACCAGGCTTTATTCAGTAGTTCCATAATAGATAGCGGTCTATCACAAACGATGATAGCTTCTGCTCTTTATAATAATATAGATATAAATAGTGCTATTTACTATAATGCTATATTCGGAGACTCTATACCGAAATCGTTAAAAGAGTTTATTAAGTATATTGACGATGGTAACTACTACACTGGGTTTCCTGATGTAGAATCTTTCTTAAACTATGTAGATGAAAGTGAAGTAATTGATGTCCTCAATG